AACGTGACCTTTAAGTCCGTCTAGGAATCCTAATCTATCCCATTTGTTAATTGTATCTTCTTTGATAACTTTAAGGTGTTTTAACCCGATGTTACCAACAAGACCTGATTCTAATAATGCTCCCATTTTTTTATTTTTAAATTGAGTTTATTTTTATTTTATGTATATAAATATACAGTTTTTTAAAAAAGTTTATTTTTATTTAATTTTTGTCATCAAATCCTTCATTCTCAAGAATTGAGGATTCTCATACGTTTTACTTTCAATCAAATTAGTTGCTGAACCATTTTGTGGTATTTTTGTAACTTTTCTTTCAATAGATTCTTTTACAACATTACCTTTTTGGTTATTAGTATCTAATTCATTTTTAATTGTTTTATAAAGATTTTTAGATTCTTTCAAAGTTTCTACGTTGTCAAATCTTCTTAGAATATTAATCTTTTCTTGTTTTGTAGTTGAATGTTCAGTGAATAATCTTGTTGAATATGCCAAATTTGAATTAAATACTGCTACTTCATTAAGTTTGTTTCTGAAGAAATCTAAAGCTTTTTTATACTCTTCATTTTTTTCTCTTAAAAGTTTTATTTCATTCAATTTTGACTCAGAAACTTGTCTAGGTGCAGTCACCCTACCTCTTTCAGCCCTTCTTCTATATGTCATAGTTCTAGCGGCTTCAGTGGTTTCCATTTCGTCTTCATCACTTTCAACAAACTCATCCTCTTCTTCTTCATTCCATTCAGAAAATTCTTCATCTTCGTCTGAAGTTTCAGATACACCTTTTCTAAGTTTTTTAGGATATGAAAATTTCATTTTTCCAACTTTTCCTTTTGCTTTGAATGCTTCGTTAACTTCATCCTCGTCATCTTCGTCTTCTTCTTCGTCCAAGTCTTCCATTTCGTCCAAGTCTTCCATTTCGTCCAAGTCTTCCATTTCGTCCAAGTCTTCCATTTCGTCCAAGTCTTCCATTTCGTCCAAGTCTTCCATTTCGTCCATTTCTAATTCGTAAATAGTTTCATCAGACTCTTCTTCATTTTCGTTATACTCAGAAACGTAATCATCCATTTCATACATTTCATCCATGTCATACATTTCATCCATGTCCTCCATATCAACATCAGTGTCCATGTCCTCCATATCAAAATCTCTAGACGATCTTCTACGTGAAGGTCTTCCTTCATTTTCATCATCTCTGAATTGTAACTCATACAAAACTCTTTCGTTTAAGTTTGATTTCATGTTTCTTCTTTTTCTTGCCTCAGTTTGGATTAAATAATCCTTATTTGTTTCATTGTCTGAAAGATGTAAAAAATTACCATCTTTTTTAACAATAATACCATCTTCATCACCCATAGCTTTAAAAACTTTTAAAACTTCTTCAGGAGACGCTTGTGTCATATCTAACGGAGGCATTTCATTATCATCCATAGACATAGCTTCAATGTCGTCAGATTCTTCTGCGTCTTCCATGTCTTCCATGTCTTCTTCAGAATCTTCAACATCCATGTCAATAGACTCTTCTTCGTCACCCATTTCATCAGATGCCTCAACATCCATGTCTACCTCTTCTTCATCAGAAACTGGTACTTCTTCTTGTTCTCTAAGTGACCTTTTTTTTCTTTTTGAATCATTTAACGATTCCTTAACTAATTCACTGATTTCTTCCTTCATAGTTGAAGCAAGTATTCCTTTTGCGTTTTCACTGATAGCTTCTTCGACTGCTTTAATTTTTAATAAAGTGTCTTCTACTATCGATTTTGTTTGCATACTCATTATTTTAAATAGTATTTTGCTCGTTTATTTATCAAATAAATATATGCATTTACAAAAAAATTGTTTTTTATCAAAAAAAAAAGGGAGACAAAAATGTCTCCCCTTTAAAATTACTGTGATTAAATCTTTTATTTATTCAATAACCTCATCAATTTTACTTTCTACAATTGCTGTAATTCTCCAATCCATAGTGTAGGCTTCGTAAGCTTTAGTAACCTTCGCCTCAACGTCAGTTGGGGAAAATGCCTTTACTAATTTTTCTTCTTTAATTTTTTTTACTTTACCTGTGTTTTCGTCAACCATATCGGTTGTTACTCTAGCAACAAAATACTTTTCATCCATAACTTTATTTTTTATTTATCTAAATAATCAGATAATCTTTTCATTAAGTCAACAGATTTATCTAAAGGATTTGTTGAAATTTCAATATTTTCATGTTCTGTAAGTTTTTCCTCATACTTTGGTCTATCCTCTTTGTTCAAGTAAAGGTAAGCTCCTGGTGTTGATGGTGATGAAACTAAATCAAAACATATTAATTCAAAATCGTCTTGTACTTCATTTTGTTCTCCTTTTTTAACCAATGATCCAACACCTCTTGAAGAAACACCCATAGTAACCCCTTGTCTCATCATATTTGCAGCCACGTCCCCTTTTGATGAAACAACCCCACTTTCATGAAATCCAGGGGTTGTAAGTAATTTAACCTTACCAACTAACACATTGTCTTCCCACCAAATATCGGTTATTAAATGAGCCACTCTATCTAAATCAATAAGAGACGATTCAGGGTGATTTAATTCTGAAATTGACATACCTCTTTCTATCATTTCCTTATATCTTTCCGCTTCTCTTTTTAATATTTTTTCAGGGTAAATTCTTCCGTTTCTATTTGGTACTCCATATTTTTGTAAAGTAGCATAAAACTCAAATGGTTTAGAATGGTCTAATTGACCGTAAGATTCTTTTATAACTTTACTGTTTCTATATTCTTTTGGATTGATTGTTCCAGCATCCCATTCTACTAATATGCCCTTCCCTATATCACTTGGTCCTAATATTTTCATAATCTTTTTTATGATAAATATTATATTAATATGGTTTCTTTATTTTTTGTTTTACTTAATGTAAAATACTTTGATTTTTTTAAATCATCAAAATAAACTGAGGTTATAATATTTTTAATTTTAGATCTTAAAATTAATGATTTAAAATCAATAGTTTTATCGTGTACAAATAACGTAATTTCTAAGTTTAAAAAACTTTTTTTATCTTTTTGTATCCCACTTGTCCTTAAATCTAAATCAACTATTTGTTTTCTTTCAAACGTATGTAAATCAACAATTTCTAATAAAGTGTGTAATATTTGACGTTTTATGGTTCCAATAATTTTATTCCAATTGTCATATTCGTTTAATGGCTCAATCCAAGTTTGTAAAACTAAATAGATTGATTTTAATTCTTTTGAGTCGACGGTACCATAGTAACATTTTGCATCATCAAAAACATTTAATTTTGATGTTTTTCCTTTTTTCATTTTTCATAACTTTCAAGTTTATTTTTTACAATAATATTAAAAAAATACTCAGTTGTCAAAAATTAAAAAATATCTTACTATTTATATTATAAAACCAAAAAATTTATGATTATAGTACAGGTAAAAAATGAAAAGTCTATTGAGCAAGCCTTAAAAACATATAAGTTTAAAATTTATAAAACAAAACAAATACAAAAATTACAAGAAAGAAAAGAATATAAAAAACCCTCCGTAAAACGAAGGGCTCAAATTCAAAAAGCTAAATACAAACAAAAGAATCAATTAGATTCTTGAGATTCTTCTTCTTTTTTCTCTTCTGATTTTTTTCCAAAAATCTTTTCAGTTGATGTAAGACCTAAACAACCGAATGCTAGCATTGCTACTGCATTTACTAAAGTGTCAGATGGTCTGATGTCACCGTGAGAATAGCTATTTACATATAAGGTAACACAAAGAGATACACCACACAAGATTCCTACAAATCTTTTTGATGATGCATTACCTTGATTGTCCATAAACAATCTCCCAATTCCACTAAAAAATTTTTTCATAGTCCCAAACTTAATTTTTTTAGTTTATAATAGTCATAATAGTTACACTTTGCATCCATTATTTTTTCTATTGTCTTATTGATTGTACCGTCAATATCTTTTTCTGCCGATTCATTTAATGTATTTTTTAAATTACCTATTACATTTTCTTTTAAAGTTAAAAATTCTTTTTTCATATCATCAAAATTTAATGACAATACATTTTCTAATTCTTTTTTTTCAGATTCATTAAGGCTTGATAACTCGTTTTTAAGGTTTTCATTTGCAATCTTAATTACTGAAGATAATGGTAATTCTATAGATTCTGTAATTTTACTTTTATTGTTTTCAGAAATTAAAGTGTTTTTTATTTTACTTTTAGACTCTAATACCGACTCTAAATTCCTTATGTTGTTATTATATATAACATTATCAATGTCGGTATAATTATTAATATTAGATTTATTCCAAGAGTTTATCCATTGATTTAAATAATCAATATTTTTGTTTTGACTTTCTATTAATACTTGAGAATATTCTATTGATTCATTAATATAATCATTAGCCAAGTCCTGTGGCAATTCTTTATTACTTGATAGATCATCATAAATGTAATAAAGTTCAGACATATCTTTATTATTTAATACCAAACTTTTAAATTCAAAAATAAATCTTTTGAAATTTGGTTTTTTTGCCAATTCAACAGCAGTGTTTTCTATTTTTGTTTTAATTTTACCAAAAGTGCTCATATAATTTTATTTATAAATATCACTTATCAATTAAATCTTTCAGTTTGTTGTTAATTTCTACCAAAGAGTTTCTCCCTTTTGATAAATCCATATAATCAATACCATTAAAAAGAGTTTCTTCAACAATTAAATTTAAGTCATCTTTTTTGAACCTTTCGGGTACTGTTGGTTCAGAGCCACCTGCCGGTTCAGAACCACCTTCCGGTGAGGTTGATCCTAAATCCATACCACCGCCTAAGTCAGGTGAACTGCCCGTATCTGTAGCCCCTCCGGTATCCGCAGCACCTGCATCAGCACCACCACCCATAGTAAATGTAGCACCACTTTTAGGTTTATATAAATTGTCAATATTGTCAAATAGACCTGTTTTAGAAATAACCTCAGCGGTTTTAGCTAACTCACCAGCAACCGCCCTTTCAATTCTTTGTTGTTGTAAATCTAATCTTATTTCTTCATCAGAGAAACCTAAAATATGTTTTTTAGCCCACGAAGCAGAAACAGGTGCAACAGAATTAGGTATTTCTGCAACAGCATCTTTATATAATGTAATTTTTTCTTTCCAAACCTCAACACCCAATAAATCAGCCTGTTTAGAAGGGTTATTTAACCCTAATGTGAAATTGGTTAACTCATCTTCAAACCCTAAAAGAAATAAATGTATTATTGCAATTTTATTTAGTTCGGCAATCATAGATTTTTGTATTCTATTAATTGTTCTTGCAAATCTAATATCAAGTAAAGATAAATTTTTACCATCACCAACGGCCTCTTCAAATCCTAAATATGCTTTTGGTATTCTCAATGAAGTTACTAATTTTTTTTGAATATACTCAATGTCGGCAATTTCAGCTAAATTAGCGGCTCCCGCCAAAGTTTCTATAGGCATTGCCGCAGCAGAATCTCTTACAGGTATAAAGTAATCTTGATCTACCGCCAATTGATTATATCTCATATCTACATTTCCTGTTTGTGGGTCTGCAATTTGGTCTCTTTTAAATTTAGATGCAACCTTTTGTACATAAGCATCAACATCTTTGTCATCCATGTTTCCTACAAATACCTTAAATACTCTTCTTTCAGGTGCTCTAGATACTCTATAAATCAACATCGCATCCTCACATAATAGTAATTGTTTCCATATACGTCTTGCCTTTTCTAACATAGAAGTACCGTATGGTAATTTTCTATCATCACCTAAAATTCTGAAATGCCCAATTTCCCATGTGTTAAATTCCATGTTTTTTTCTTTCCATGTGAATTTTAAAGATTCGTTTTCGGTTTCTTTACCATACGTAGAAGAGTTTATTTTCATACCTCTTTCTAACCTTTCTACTTGTATGTTAGGTAATTGTTGACACCCAACAATACCTCTTTCAGGATCAAGTTTTAAATAAACAAAATTATCACCATACTTACAAGTATTTCTTGTCCACATTGGTAGATTGGTGTTAATATCCAATCTGTTATTAAATAGGTCCGCTAATACGGTTTTTATTCTTTTAGACTCAGAATATATTTTTAAGATATAACCATCTTTATCTGGAGTTGTTGACTCTTCCGAATATATGTCTAATGCCGCTGAAATCTCAGGAGTATATTCCATAGATTCATAATCATAATAAGACGCTATTCTTGTTGGTTCATAATAAACCGCTTGTTGGTATAAATTACTTTCAACTTTTTGCCATTGTTTACCAATAAACATACTTTGTTGTGCTTGTAATTTTTCATTTTCATATTCTTTTTTATCTGTGGTTTTTAATAATTCTTTTTTGTCAAATTTAAAAACCGGAGCTTGTTGGTCTAATGTTGAATTGGGTCCAAACACTCTGCCCAACCTTTGCCAAACTGTATATTTTTGTTCTGCCATAGTTACTTTTTTAAAAAAATAAGATCAGAGATTAAAAATTAAACTCTTTTACCTCCGAATAACCATAAATACTTTTCATAATCACTTTGTGTCAAAGTGTTTCTATTCATATTCATTCTATCTGAAGGGTTTACAGGTACACCAGGATTAAAATTCATTGATGAATCTCTATATTGTGTTTTTTCTGTTGACCATGATTCTAACATCGCCTTTGCTTGTTCAGTTGCTTTTTCTAATTTAGAAAATGAAGTTTCAGCAACATATAACGCCATGGCCATTGACATAATTAAATCATCATGTTGTCCTTTTTGGTGATCTGGTCTACCATTTACATAAACAAATGTGTTTAATTCATTATATAATCTTTGGGATCTAACGCCAAAATTGTGTCT